CTCTTGTACGACTGCTTTCGTAACTCCCTTTGGTGGTGTTTTGTTAATCATATTGACAACGTGTTTTGCATCTTGTGGGTGTATAGATTCTAATAAACCTATAAAGATTGCCTCTCTTTTAAATGCAGGCATTTTATCACCAACGCCGCCTTTAACAAAGTATTTTAATTGCATATTTTGTTTCAACCAGTTTGATGGGTGATTGTGAGGGTCTGATGCTTTATATGGTGGTTCACCTTGTGGTAAATTCCATACAACTTTCTCATCAATAGAACCTCTTAAGATATCTTTTAATGCGAACGATTCATTATCTTGTAATATCTTAACTTTTTGTTGTCTAGTTTTTGCCGTTCTAACTTGTTCTAATACTTCATAAACATATTTTGCCATAATATACTCCTTTTGTCGTAGAGTTATTTATTCAAATAAAATCTTCTACTGTTTCAAGTAATACCTTACATCTCTTGGCAACAAGAAACGGAAACACTTTACCTTTGTTTTGATACTGGTCTTGACTCTCATATTCTTGAATAATATCTCTTTTGAGGTCGCCAGGTGTATATGATAGGTCAATTAACTTTCTATTTCTAGAATAGTTTCTCCACCACCAAGCATGTGTAGGCATTTCTTGTGGTCCATTTATTATAAACTCATTTCGTTGATATGTAATTTCTTGTATAATCTCACTCATCTTTTTCTTTGATAGTGGTGTCTGTCGTTTTTCTTTAACTATAAATGTATCATCATCAGATAGAACATTTGGTACACCATCACCAGGGTCGCCTCTTAATATATGTTCCATAAGAAATAGTTTTGGATTAGGTTCATCAATAAAGTCTTTTCTAATAGGTGACCATTGTCTTACATTATCATATCTTTGTAGTTGTACAAAGTCTTTATCACCAGATATAATCAGTACATTTTCATACTGACCAAACTCAGTAGTATTTTCTACTAGAGTGCCAATGATATCATCTGCTTCACATCTTTCAATCTTTATAACTTTGTATGGAAAGTTTTCTTGCAGTTCTTGTCTAATCAAATCAATGATACGAAATGCCTCATTCCAATCCATAGAACTTTCTGCTCTGGCGTTTGCTCTACCTGCCTTGTATTCAGGATAGTATTCTTTACGCCAACTTCTTGAGTCGCAGGCAACTACTATCTCACCATATTCTTTTTTAAACTTGTTTCTATATACACGAATGTTGTTGAGAATTTGGTGACGAATTAAATCTTCACTCATCTCAACTTGTTGTGTAATAATATGACTAATTGCTAGTGCATTAAAATCTAATATAATCATTCCCAATCTACTCCGTCAACTGTATAGTGCCATTTAGGTTCTCTCATAAACATAAATGTTGCTTGATAGTCTGGTATAATATCATCGCCTGGTATAGGTATAAACTTATGACCGTGTTCTTCTGCGAATATTTTTTCATCTACACCAACATCTTTGTTTCTTTCCCAATCAAATAATTCATCACAACAACCGTCAAATGGTATACCAACATATTTGTTTAGTTCTTTATGCCATATTTGATATGAAGTTTCTTCTGGAAAATTCTTTTTGTATGCAACCATATGATGATTGATATCATTCCATTTTGGATACGTCTTTTGCAACCACTCACAATATTGTTTAGGTTCCTCTGTAGTTTGTACATTGACCCAAATCACACCATTTTCAGATTCAGTTGATTGTGTCATACCAACTCTATATTGATATAATGGTTTTTTCTTTGGTAACTCTGTATCTTTTTCTATAAATTCATCTCTGTGTTTTTCCCAGAGCAATCTATTTTCAACCATTAAACAAGACTCCAATACTCATTCCAAGTTTGAGCGATATAATCTTTTGCGATAGATTGAGCATAAGAATTAGTTAGTTGAATTTTAGGCATTACATAATCAATAACTTCAACTAGAGATTCTGCCTCTTGTATTTTTTCCATTATGTTTGGAACATTATCAACTTTTTCTTCAATAGTCATCATATAATTTTTTAATTTCATAATATATCTCCTCTTAATTATACTTTATCCTAACATATTTTATATACTATGTCAAGTCTTTTTTTAATCATAAACGAACTGTACCATATAGTCTACTTTGTCTAGAAACTTTTCACACTCTTCAATTTTTTCTCTACACTTAATCATAGCGAAACCATTTCCAGGAGTTTTCTTTTTCTTTCTTTCTAGTTTTTTTAACATATCAGTATAAAACTTTAATTGATGTTGTGTTTCTGTTACTATATCTGGTATCTTAACTGTTGCAGTTAAACCTTCAAAAACTGAGTTATCTTCTATTTTAATTGTTCTCATTAAGCACCTGTCCATATATTTTTTTGTAATTGTTCTATGTTGAAAATATTGCCTCTCGCAAAGTTACGAGCAGGACTTTCCCAACTTCTTGCTTTTAGAATATCGCCTTTTTTGAATTTGTTGTCATCATTATTCATAATGAAACCCCAAACGCCACCTTTTTTAGCAACAATTTTAGTGTATTTGATACCAGCAAGTATTGAGTATTCACTTTCATCATACTTGGTTTCAAAACCTAGTCGTTTAGACCACTCATTCTTATCTTCAACTAATTTATCACGAAGATTTTTTAGAGCGATTGTCATATCATTTTCAAAAAAACTCATATTTTTTCCTCTTTATTAATCATTATATTAATAAGGTACTACAAATAATGGTTTATGTCAAGTGTTTTTTTAAAAAAAGATTTGTTTAATATCAATGACTTATGAAGTTATACACAATTTTATTCTGCACCTAACCAAGAAACTTCTAGATTTTCATCATAAATGTTTCCTCGTGCATGGTTAAGATATGGTTCTTTTGAGGATTTTGCTCTTAAGATATCACCTTTTTTGAATTTATCATTATCTTCTTTAACAACAAATCCCCAATTACTTCCACCATCTTTCATAATTCGTGTGTATTCTTTGCCTTCTATAATATGATATATGGGAGTTTTTGTATCTTCAGAATTAGATTTAATACCTTGCTTTTCAAGGTCAATTTTATATGTATTTTCTGAATGGATTATCTTACGAACTAAGTCGTTTATCTTTTTGTCGTATTCTGTTAGTTCAAGAAACATTATAATTTTCCAATATTCTAAGTGTATCTTGCCAAGAATATACATGATGAACAGTATCTTTCTCTGGGTCAAGTGCATATGCAAGTGGATAATCATTACCACCTTCTTCTATTTTATCACCAAAGAATATGATTGGTTCATCACCATCTGGCCATTGTTTAATTTGAGGCAATACTTGACTCTTATCTCGACCTTTAGGGTGAATATCAATACCAATTTCACCAGCAACTGTTGCCGTTAATTCAGGAAATAGTTCTTCAATTTGCCTAGCATAATCTCCTCTTTCATCTCTATCTTTATCCCAAAGAGTGTATACATATCTTTCATAAAAAGTAGCATTTCTACCTATAACTGAAAAGTTGACCATACTTTTTCTTATTTCAATATGATTACCAGTTCTCATTGTTTTAGGAAAATCACTTTCATTTAATAAAGTCATTAACATATTTCTCAACTCTACAGGACAATCCCAATGTCTTTCATAATTACTTTCACTACCTATAAGTCCTGCATAATCACTATCATGGAAATAAACATCTGAACCAGATTCACAATAGACTTCTCTACATCTTTCTAGGATATCCATAGGAACTTGCTCCATAGTTTTTTCTATGTTAGAACCAGTAACAAGATATACTGTATTGTTTTTTACGAATTCAGTAAAAAACTTTTCCATAGTTTTAGTCATCTTTTGACGACTTGGTGTTAGTGTGCCATCAATATCAAATACATAATTAGTCATGTCTGTTCTTTACCTTCTCTTTCATTTCCATTCTATATGCCCTTACGGCGCCCTTTACTATACTAGGATATTCACCTAGATATGAACCTGCTTCTAAATCTTCTTTTGTTACAAGATGTTTATGTGGGTGTTCAATTGTATTATAATTTTCTAATATATGCTTTGCCAGTTTATCAAATTCATGGTCTGGTACAAGTGGTGCATCTTCAACATAATATGCATAAGCACACATTAGATATTTCGCTATTGGGTTTTTCATATTTTTCTCCTCATAATAATAACTCTATACTATTTTTGCAGGAAAGTAAATACTTTTTTTATTTTTTTAAATGTTTTGAATGAATTTTGCAGCCAATGAACTCATTATAATATTCGTCAGATAATAATACATCATATTGAAACTGTAACTTTGCTTCATAGTATGACATTTCACCTTTTGTTTTACAAAAATGTAGTATTACTCTTTCATAGTTTGTTTCGTTTTCTTTGACGTTTTCTTGGAGTTCTTTGTTTGACCCATAGTATTCTCGCCAG